TTTGAAGCGACAGCCCGAGGCTTCTTCTGGCAACCCGAAGAGATTAGTCTTAGTAAAGACGCCAATGACTTTAAGGACGCGAGCGATGCAATTAAACATATCTTTACCAGCAATTTATTACGCCAAACGGCACTTGATAGTCTTCAAGGTAGAGGACCAACGCAGATATTTACTCCAGTGTGTTCCTTACCAGAAGTCGAAGCCCTCATGTACAACTGGGGATTCTTTGAAACCAACATCCACAGCAAGAGCTACAGTCACATAATTCGTAACATCTACAATGTGCCCAAGGATGTGTTTAATACTATCCATGACACACAAGAGATTATCAGTATGGCATCAAGTGTAGGCAAGTATTATGATGATTTGCATTTAATTAATTGCCAAAAAGAATCTGGTGAAACAATCGATGAACAAACACATATCAAGGCCATTTGGTTAGCTCTTAATGCTAGTTACGCCCTCGAAGCCTTCCGCTTCATGGTATCATTTGCAACTTCTCTTGCAATGGTAGAAAACAAGATTTTTATCGGTAATGGTAACATTATCAGTTTGATCTTACAGGACGAATTGCTACACAAAGGTTGGACAGCTTATCTAATCAATCAAGTGGTCAAAGAAGATACACGTTTCGCACAGGCTAAGATCGACTGTGAACAAGAAGTGTATGGTATGTACGTAGATGTTATCCGTGAGGAAAAGCAATGGGCAGACTACTTGTTTAAGAAAGGTCCAGTTATTGGTCTTAATGCAAATATCCTTAAAGACTTTGTGGACTATACAGCGGTAGATGCATTAAAGCAAATTGGCATCAAATATCAACAGGCCGCACCACGTAGTACACCTATTCCTTGGTTTAACAAACACGTTGATACAAGTAAAAAACAAACAGCACTACAAGAAAGCGAATCAACCAATTATGTGATTGGCGTGATGAGTGAAGGCATCGACTATGATGCCCTACCAGCACTATAATAGGAGTTCATGATGGCAGGTAAAGGAAGCAAGTCCAGACCTTTCAGTGTCGATCGCAAGACTTTTGAAAGTAACTGGGATAATATTTTTAAGAAGGATAAGAAGAATGAAAGCAATAGTTTGGAGCAAAAATCAGTGCCCGTACTGCGAGCAAGCAAAGAGTCTACTAAAACTAAAAAACATTGATTACGAAGAACGCAATATCAATAAAGAATATACACGTGAACAACTATTAGAAGCAGTACCTAATGCCAGAACTGTACCACAAATATTTTTAGACGATAAATTAATAGGCGGGTTCACAGAACTCAAAAAACATTTTGAAGGATAATTATGCTTATTAATAAAGGTATATCAGCTGGTGAAGTTGTAACAATCAAAACAACTGCCGGTGAAGAAATTGTAGCAAAACTAATTGAAGAAGGTCCAATATCTGTTAAGGTTAGCAAGCCATTGTGTCTAACAGCTACTAAAGATGGGATCGGACTAGTTCCATTTTTGTTTACTACAGATCCAGATGCTGAGATTAGTATTAACCGTAATACAGTAATGGTCCTAGCACCAACTATCAAAGATGCCGCAGATCGTTACACAGAACAGACAACTGGCATAAAACTAGCATAAATATCACTATTAGGAGATAAACTATGCCAAGTGTAGTTACAATGACCGGGCCGGGTACGGCCACTGTTACTGACGATGCGGCTGCCGCAATAGCCTTACAAACAGTTGCAATTACCGCTGCCTTAAATACTCTTCAAGCTACCTTATATGGACCAGGTATTCCTCCGGCTCCTGCACTACCGGGTAGCATAGGTGCTTGTTTAAGTGGTATTAACTCTAGTCTTACTAGAATAGCCGACTATGACAAGGCAATAGCTAAATCTATTAGTGATCTTAATATTGCTATTGGCAGTATGGCAGTTAGTACATCTGCATTAACTTCTATCACTGCACATGCGGCCGCTAACCAAATAACAACAAATAACTATCAAGTGCAGGCAACAGCAGAAGCATTAGAACGTTCTGGATTGCCTCCTCCTAGTTTGCCCTCAGAAGAAGATCAATTAAAAGCCGGAGTTACCAGCGGACTGGCACTGCATGCGGCAGGTGTTGCTCAAGGAGCTATTGGACAATTTGTTACAACAAATACTCTATCACTAGGACAATGGATCGGTGAAACCAGTGCGTATCAAACAGTAGCCGGTTGGGCAAACCAAGCAAAGGATTCACTAATATCAGTGCTACCACCTAGTGTGCAATCAGTACTAGACAAAGCTAAAGGCGGACCAACTTAATGGCCTATGGTCAGATACAAAACTTTGTAGCTATTCCGCAACCTGGAACTACTAATACTCCAATTCCGGCGATATTACCAGCGTTCGTACCGGTAACATGCACAGTTACTGATACGTATGGTCTAGCAGTTGGTGCCGAAATGACAACCATATTAACTATGATTGGCAAATTAATAGCAGTCATAGGTGACAGTTCAGTTCCACCCGGATCGCTGGCCGCTAGTTTAAATGGAATCAACTCTAGTCTCACTAGAATAGCCGATACTAAAAAATCACTTGCAAGTTCTTTGAGTAATTTGAATATTGCCATTGGAGCACTTGCAGTAGCTCGATCTCATCATGCTAGTGTGTTAAATCATAGCACATCAAGCAACGTGCAAAGTAACAATTACTATCAAGCCGCAAGCCCAGATAAGCCTTCATTACCGACTGAAGAAAAACAATTATCAACAGCAGTAAGCAGTGGTGCAAAGTTAGATTCCGCAGGCAAGGTACAAAGTGCGGTAGTATCTGTTAGTTCTAAAGCTATTAGTACAGTAAACACTTGGATATTAAATTCAGGTATCTATCAAACTGTGGGAAATTGGCTAGGTTCCTACAAGGATTCAATAGTGGCTTTACTACCACCTAGTGTCCAATCAGCATTAGATAAAACCAAAGGTGGACCAACATAATGGGATTACACGGAGTGGCCCGAGCTGGGCAAGATCATGCAGGTGGTATTATTGCTGTGGGAGCCAATTCAGTTATTACTGAAAATAGACCTACCGCTTGCATAAATCTAAGTACAGTAGGCGGCCCACCAAATGTCGGAGATGTCATTGTTAATACTCTTTCACAGACAGTGTTTGCCGAAAATAAACCTGTGGCAGTGACCGGAGCTGTGACCGGACTAGGTATTTCGATAGGTTCGGCTAGCACAACCGTGTTTGCACACCCCTAAAAGCCAGGTTTGTTGACAATTACCCTAACATGTGCTAAATTACTATAGCACATTTTAAGGAGAATCAAATGTCAAAATATTCAGAATTCACAACACTAGTAGAAGCAATGGAATCAGATTTCGAAAAGTTCTACGACAAAGGCGTTTCAGCCGCAGGTACTCGTGTGCGTAAGCATTTACAAGAATTGGCTAAGTTATGCAAAGAAACTCGTAACGATGTTACCGCAGTTAAGAACGCAAGAAAAGAAGCCAAGTAAGTCAACTAAATATTAGTCTAAGGCGTTATATTATTATACGTCCAAGGAGTATATTATGAAAAAGACAGTTTTACTTTTATCATTGTTAGCACTGATAGGAACAGCATCGGCCCATGAAGGATTTCGTTATCGTGGCGGTTGCTGTTATAGAGGTGGATACGGTATGGGTTGGGTCGCTCCAGCTGTAGTAGGTGGAGTCATTGGATACGAATTAAGTCGTCCAAATGTCGTAGTTGAACAACAACCAGTATACGTTACACCCCCACCAGTAGTTTATGTAAATCCTCCTGGAACACTTAATCCCCCAGCTGGCTATCATTATGCTCAAATGATTGACCCTAAGACAAATCAATATACTATTGTTCTAGTACCAAATTAATGGCATATTCAGATAAGGTAATTGATCATTATGAAAATCCTCGTAATGTAGGATCGTTTGATAAGAATGATCCTACAATAGGTACAGGTATGGTGGGAGCACCAGCTTGTGGTGATGTAATGAAGTTACAAATAAAGGTAGACGAAGATGGTATTATTAGAGATGCTCGTTTCAAGACATACGGATGCGGTTCAGCAATCGCGTCGAGCTCACTGGTTACTGAGTGGGTTAAAGGTATGCATATTGATGATGCTATTAACCTTAAAAACTCCCAAATCGCAGAAGAACTAGCATTACCACCTGTAAAGATACATTGTTCAATTCTTGCAGAAGATGCCATTAAGGCAGCCATAAATGATTATCGTAACAGACACAGCACAAAAGAAGATTAAACAAAATCTTGCCAAACGTGGTAAGGGTGTTGGTATTCGGGTAGGTGTAAGAACTACAGGATGTAGTGGGTTAGCCTATGTGTTAGAGTACGTGGACAAGTATGAAGGCGAAGAGGGCGTAATCAACTATGCCCAAAATGACTTCTGTGTGTTAGTTAGTTTGAAAGATGAACCATACTTAACAGGCTTAACAATGGATTGGGTCCGCAATGGGCTCAACGAAGGATTTGATTTTCAAAATCCAAATGAACGCGATCGTTGCGGTTGCGGCGAAAGTTTTCGAGTATAACAATAATTGACACAAGTTAGGTTTGCTAGTATAATACTAGTATTGTTATAACTTTTGGAGTTAAAATTGACACCAGATCAGCAAGATTTTTGGAATTGTTTAAAATTTGATGCACAATACTTTGCTCATAGTTGCGGCAAAGATATGAAGGGA